CGGGATGTTGCGGTTGATCTCGGTGTAGCTGTCGTGCAGCGCCTTGACCTCCGCGGTGAGGATGCCCCAGCAGTCCTCGGCGCTCACGGTGAGCAGCCGCCGCCAGACATACTGGCCGTAGCCGCTGGCCCAGAGTTCGAGTGCCCAGTAGCCGGCAAGTTTCGCGTCGCCGCGCCGGATCGCCTTTTGCATCGCGCTCGACACCGCTGGGAACGAGTAGCCGCGCTTGGTTGGAATTCGTTGGATCATGACCCTTCATTGTCCTGCGTGGGGCACACGACGGGAAGCGGTTTGGAACACCATTTGCCGCTCAGAGCTTCACCGATTGGCGGCGGGGCGCGTCCATCGCGACGCGGTCCTGGCTCTTGTAGGTTTCAAGCCGGATGTGCGCCTTCCACTTGCGCTTGAGGTAGCGCTTTTCGGTGGCGATCCGCTCCTCGCTGCGGAACAGGCTGTTGCCGCCGAGGTTCTTGTCGCGCTCCTGGACGAAGCAGAACCGGGCCTCGTTCCAGACGAGCCGGTTGTCCATCAGCTCCTGGAGCGTGGCGTCGATGTCGCACTTGCATTTGAGCAGTTCGTCCCACTTCGGCACGCCGCCCTTTTCATCGCGGACCACGCCGACCGCGCCGCCGACCCAGTGGTTCACGCCGAAGGGATCGTTGCGTTGGAGGAGCCGCGGGTCGCTGCGCTGGTGCCATCCGAACAAGCGGGCCCCTGCCCCGCGCGCGCACCACGCCGAGTTTTCGAGCATGGCAAGGGTTTCGGCGATGGAGAGCTTCCGGCACCGAAGTGACACCATGCAGACGCACGCGGAAATGTCGTCGTCGAGCATCACGATGGCGTCGTCGGTGAAGTGCTTGAGCACCCAGTTCCGCACAGCGCTGATCCCGGCGATCTCGTCGGGAATGGTTTCGATGGTGAGCCCGGTGTGGCGGTAGTGCTCAGCCTCGCTTGCGGGGACCAGCAGCGTCGCCGTTGGGAACAGCTTGTGGCTGGTGATCGAGCGGCTCCGGCTCCGGGACAGGATCAACAGGCGGAGTTTCAACGGGCGGAATTCCGGCCATGCTGGCGCGGCGGCAGAGTTCGATGAGTCGTTTTCCATGGAGCACTCGGCCAAGGCCGATCTTTTTGGTTCTGCGGGTGATCGAGTAGTCAACCTCACGCACCCCCATGAGCTGGAGGACCTGCATCCAGTCCCGCAGGTCATGGAACATGAACACGAGGTAGTCATGGGTCTCGAAGGCCTGGCATTCCATCCGCGGGATGGTTTCAAGTTCGTCCTCGGGATCGCCCGCCTCGTCCATCAGCTTGCGGATCTCGTCCTCCATGAAGCCGGTGAGTTCGATGTCGAAGTCCGGATCGGCGTCGGCGATGGACTTGAGCACCCGCCGCAGGTCGTCCTCATCGAGTTCGGCAAGTTCCGACAGGCGGTTGTCGGCCAGCAGGTCGGCGAGTTCCTCGGCCTCGCTCGCGTAGTCCTGCTCGTCGACCGGGATCGCCGGGCAGCCAATGAGCAGTGCCGCCTCCAGCCGGCCATGCCCGCGGACGATCAGGCCCGAGCGCTTCGAGACGGTGACCGGGTTGCGCCAACCCTGCTCCTGGATGATCGACGCGAGAAGCTGGATCTGGTGGGCGCTGTGCCGGTTCGGGTTGACCGGGTTGGGCTTGAGCGTGTTCGGATCGACGAGGGCGGTGTGGGCGCAGTGCACGGGAATGTCCATGGCCTCAGTCGCAGAGTCAACCTGGACGGGGCACAGCGATCACCCCCGCGGACACTGCGGATCCACGACCGGCACCGTGGGCGGATTCCTACCACCACGGGGCGACTCCCTGCTGCACGCGCCTACCGCCCGTGCCGGAGAAGTATTTCCCGTTTACAGCCTTGAGCGGCGGGCTCCTTGCGCTATGAGCAACCACCGGATCCGGACCGAAGCAGAAACCCCATGTTCATTTTCACCTCCAGGGCATTTTCGACGAAGTTCAAATGCGGCAAGCCAACCAAAGGGCTGTCGGTCTTGCAGGGAGTAAGGAAAGATGGCTGGAGCGCCCACCTGTTCAAGATCGGCAGGGCGCACGCCTCGATCTTCATGAATGACGCGACCATCTTTTCCATCCTCATCCCGACCAAGGGAATCAAGGATCTCGACGATCTCCTTCAGCACTTCAGCGCCCGACTTGAAGAATTTCACCTTTCGCTGGACCTCCCTTTCTCCGCGCCGGACAGGATCCTTTTCCTTCCCCGGTCGAATCGCTCGCGGATCGGCTCGATGAATGATGCGATCCAATACATGAAGCATGTCCACGCACTTCGCCCCGAAGGATGCTCCGAGGTGGATTGGACGGACCTCGAAGCAAGGATCAACCGGATCCCTTTCAAAGCGGTCGACTACCAGCGACCTCGCGATCTGATGGAAAGCATGCTGCGCAGCACCGGTTGACGTGCCCGGCGCTGGCGGATGGAAGCCGTATCACCCGACATCGCCAAGAAGCTGCTTTCCCGCGACTTCGCCAACCTCGTCGGCCGTGTCCAGAAAGGTGGCAAGCTGACCCGGGCCGAGCGGGCGATGCTCCAAACGCTGGCCACCGGGAGTGGCGCCGCGCCGGCAACCGCCGCGTCGTACGTCGAGTTGGCCGCAATCCTGGGCGTCACCCGCCAGTCGATCAACACGTGGAAGAAGCGCAAGGACGCCCCGAAGCCCGCCGCCAACGGACTCCACGACGTGGCCGCGTGGCGGGAGTTCATGCGTCGCCATGATCTGAAAGGCGGGGTGGTCGATTCCACCGGCGACATCGAATCCTCGCTCAAGGCGCGAAAGTTGCTGGCCGAGGTGGAGGAGCGCGAACTGCGACTCGGCATCAAGCGCGGCGACTTCGTGGCCGTCGAAGAGGTGCGGCAGACGTGGACTGAGCTCGTGGCGCAGGCAACGTCGATGCTCCGCAAGAAGTTCGAGCAGGAACTGCCGCCGATCCTGTCGGGCCTCGACGCCACCGGCATCCAGGAGGAAGCCCGCCGCGCCATCGACGAGGTGTTGACGATCCTCCATCAGGGCGAATGAAGACCGTCGAGCCCGCCCGCAGGAGACTGGAACGGATCTGGTGCGATGCCTGGCGTCCCCCCGACCGTCGTCCCCCGTGGGCGTGGTGCGAGGAACACATCACCTCGATCCCCTACTCGCCCATCCCCGGACGCTTCCGCTCGGCCAACTCGCCGTGGATGCGCGAGCCGATGGAAGCGCTCGTCGATCCGAAGATCCGCATCGTCTCGATCATCGCCGCGATCCAGAGCGGCAAGACGTCGGTTGGCGAACTCGGCCTCGCCCACATCATCGCCAACCATCCCGGCCCGACGCTCTGGCTCGACCAGACCGACGACGACGCCAAGGACCAGAGCGAGAGCCGGCTCCAGAAGCTCTTCGACGAGTGCAAGCCGGTCAGCTCGCTCTATCCGGCCAACCGCCACAAGAAGCGACTCGCAACCGTCCACTTCAACAATGGCATGACGCTCTGGGTGCTCGGAGCTCACAACAAGACCAACCTCCAGCGACGATCCATCCGTTGGCTGGTCGGGGATGAAACATGGCGCTGGCCGACCGGCCACATGGCCGAAGCCGAGGCCCGAGTCACCGCCTTCGGATGGCTGGGCAAGTGCCTGTTCATGTCGCAGGGCGGCGAGGAGGACGACGACACCCACCGCAAGCACGAGACCACCGACATGCGCGAGTGGACCTTTGCGTGTCCGCACTGCCACCAGCGCCAACCGTTCAAGTGGGAGCAGGTCGAGTGGAGCAAGGACGCACGCGACGAATCCGGCGACTGGGATTTCCAAAAGGTGCGAGACACCACCTCGATGCGCTGCGCGTCCTGCAACCACTACTTCGAGGACAGCGACCGCACGCGCCGCGAACTGAACCTCACCGGCCGCTACGCCATCACAAACCCGAACGCCCCGAAAGAAAACGCCGGGTTCCACTGGAACGCGCTCTGCGCGATGAGCTGGGGACGACTGGCCGAACTCTACCTGCGAGCCAAGGCCGCTGCCCGCAAGGGGGACGTATCATTGATCCAGCAGTTCTATCAGAAGCGCCTCGCGCTGGCCTGGCGAGAATACCTGGAGGACTACAAACTCGACATCGTTCCGGGCGGCTACCTCAAGGGCGAAACTTGGGACGGCGAGGCGGGCGTGGATGCTCAAGGACGTCTGGTTCCAGCCGGCGAACCCTGCGCCTGTCCGCTGAGGATCCTCACGGTCGACTGCCAACTCGACCACCTCTTCCTCGTAGTCCGTGCCTGGGCTGAGGACGGATCAAGCCGCCTGATCTGGAACGAGCGGGTGCTCACTTTCACCGACGTCTCGGCCATCCAGGAGCGCTTCGGGATCCATCCGAACCTCGTGTTCATCGATGCCGGCTACGCGACCTACGACGTCTATCGGGAATGCGCGGTCCACGGGTGGACGGCCCTCATGGGCGACAAGCGGGCGACCTTCACCCACAAGGTCAAGGGCCGGAAGTCCATCGAGCGCTTCTACTCGCCTCGCCGCAAGGTGGTGCTCGGCCGCGGGCAGACCTGCTCGGTGTTCTACTGGTCGAACCTCAACATCAAGGATGCCCTCGCCCGCCTGCGCCGGAACCAGAACCCGGACGACGGCCCGGTTTGGGAGGTGCCCGACGACATCGACGAGGACTACCTCGCCCAGATGGAAAGCGAGCACCGGATCAAGAAGAACGGCAAGTGGTTGTGGGAGCGGATCGGAAGCCGCGCGAACCATTACTGGGACACCGAGTGCTTCCAGGTCGTTGCCGCGTTCATGCTCAAGATCGTCGGGCGAGAGGCCTCCACCCCGGTTGACACCCCGGAGGAGGAATCATGAAGCCCCTGCTCCTTGCCCTGCTGCTCCTGTTGGCCGCCTGTTCCCCGACTCCACTCTTCCAAGGCGAGTTCACCCACGAGTCCGGCCGGCTCCGTGTCCACCCCGACGGCCGTATCGAACTCGTCGTCGAACCCCGCACCTCGAAGTAAACCATGAGCACCTTCAAAGACTGGTTCGAATCCCAAGGCTTCAAGCACTTCGGCGCGGGTGAGTTCGAATCCTACTTCGCGGCGCGGCGAAGCGGCGTGAAGAACAGCCAGCCCCCGCGCAAGCTGTGGCAGAACATCCTTCCAACGCTCCGGATCGTCGATGACCTCCGCGCGTCCTTCGGCAAGCCCTGCCGCATCCTCAGCTCCTACCGCTCGCCGGACTACAACCGGACCGTCGGCGGTGCCGCCCGCAGCCAGCACCTGGAGTTCAACGCGCTGGACATCGTCTTCGACGGCGTGAGCCCCCGGCAGGTTTACGAACGGCTTCTCGAATGGCGGAAGGCGGGGAAGTTCACCGGCGGCCTCAGCCTCTATTCGTCGTCTGGGTTCGTCCACATCGACACGCGCGGCAGCAATGCCAGCTGGCGAGGTGTCTGATTGGAGGCGAAATGGATGGAAATGGATGGAAATGGATGGAAATGGAGGTAGAATGCCAACCTCACGATGCTTCCACCCCGTTTCCAGCCAACCAACGAAGTTCTCCGCCTGATTGCGCCGATTGACGAGTTCAAGGGTGAATGGCGAGTGGTCGAGAACATCCAACCGGAGCGACTGACCTCCTTGCGGCGGGTTGCTACAATCGAAAGCATCGGCTCCTCAACCCGGATCGAAGGGGCCAAGCTCAGCGACCGCGAGGTCGAAACCCTACTCGGAAATCTCCAAACGGAATCGTTTCGTTCCCGAGACGAGGAGGAAGTCGCAGGCTACGCTTATGTGATGGAAACGATCCACTCTGCGTGGAAGGAGATGCCGGTAACGGAAGGCATTGTCTTGCAACTCCATCGAGACCTACTTCGATACAGCAGCAAGGACGAAAGGCACCGGGGCGAGTTGAAGACCCTGCCGAACCACGTCGTGGCGGTGGGCCCGGACGGCAAGCAGATCGGTATCGTGTTCGAAACCGCATCTCCTTTCGATACCCCAAGACTGATGCGGGAGCTTTTCGATTGGCTGGCCAAAGAAGAACAGGAACCGGTTTTGCACCCACTGCTCCGCATCGCCGTCTTCAACGTGGTGTTCCTAGCCATCCATCCCTTCCAGGATGGAAATGGAAGACTATCCCGGGTGCTGACCAATCTCCTGCTGCTCCGCGCCGGCTATGGCTTTGTTTCCTGCAGCTCGCTGGAGAGCGTGATCGAGCACAACAAGGAAGCCTACTACCTCGCCCTGCGAAGAACGCAGACGACATTGGCTAGCAGGGAAGTCGACTGGGCGCCGTGGATTCTGTTCTTCCTCCGCTCGATGCGCACCCAGGTAGAGCGTCTCCGCGAAAAACTCGGCCCGAGGATCGAACAGCAAAGCGATCTTTCACCACTGGCCGAACGCCTGGCCTCCCTGCTTCGTCAACGCGGCACGCTATCGGTCGCCGAGGCTCTGGAAGCGACTGGAGCCAACCGCAACACGCTGAAGGAAAAATTCGGCGAGTTGGTCGAAGCCGGCGTGGCGGAGCTTTACGGAAAGGGTCGAGGATCGCATTACCGTCAGGTCCGTTGACACCTGCCGCCGTGCATGGCTCGCGGACTTTTCATCACCGGATTCACCATCGCCGAGGTGCTGGCGATCCAGCAACAGGCGAAGTCCCTCCTCCTGGAGGGCAAGACCATCATGAGCTGGAACGACGCCGACACCTCGGTCTCCAAGCAGTTCACGATGCCCGTCGATCAGGTGCTTGAGGAATGCGGCCACGCGCTCCGGGTCCTCGATCCCGCCACCTACGGCCGCCCGAAGTCCGGCGCGGTTTCCTTCATCTCCGGCTACCTCGCGAAATGAACGGCTTCAAGCACCTCGCCATGCGTTGGCTGCCGCCCGTCCTTCTACCGAAGGCGTGGGGATCCTCCTTCGAGTCCGCCAACTGGTCGCCGCGCCGCGGTTCGGTGCCGGGGGCATCCCCCACCGACGCCCGCAACGAACTCACACCCGGCGTCCGCAGCGAACTGGTCCGCAAGTCGCGCTATCTCCACAAGAACAGCGGCTTCATGCGCGAGCTGGTCGCCAAC